AACCAACACAAGTGGTAGGTTTACAACTTGGGGTGACTTGAGTACAAATTTAAACAATTTAACAGGAGATGGTGCTTCTCCATATGTAATGTTATCTTCAGATTTTTTTGCATTAATGGATGGTGTTGGTGCTAAGTTTACTTTAGGTACAGCATTATCTCTTAGTCAATTTACTATATCTTTTGTTATTAAAGACCAGAGAGGTAAGCTAGGCGTATTAACAGGAAAATCATCAGATGCAAACGCATTTATATCAACATCATATGCTTCAGGAGGATCAGTAACACTTAGTTTAGCATCAGGTGAGGTTTATAGTACAGCAGCAGGAGTTGTTCCTCACAATGAGGATGTTCTTGTAACAGTTATAAAAGATTCTAGCAACACTTTATTTGTTCGTGTAAATGCAACACAGGTTTACACAACTACTGCAGCATCTACAGCATTGCAGATTGACCAAATAGGTAAGCTAGGATCGTCAACAGATACTTTTATGGGTAATATATATGAAATATGTATTTACAATACTGCACTAACTGGTGATGATTTATCAACAGTAGAGCTAGGATTAAAAGCAAGAAATAGAATAGCTTAGTATGAAACTTGTAAGTGGTAAAATAAGATATAAGGCTGTCATCCGTAAGTTTTTAATGGATACAGGTAAGAGGTTAGATAGAGAGCTAAAAGCTACACTTATAAGACAAGGACACTACGATACAGGAGACTTTGAAAGATCTATTAAGTTTAGGAGACTAAATAATAGAGATTCAATTTCATTCTTCGCACATAAATTAGCTTTTTTACTAGATTCAGGAAGAAAGCAAGGATGGTCACCACCATTAAAACCATTAGTAAAATGGGTTGAAAGAAAGTTAGGTCACAAAGGTAGAGCAGCTTGGGCAGTAGCTACAGCTATACAAAAGAAGATTAGAGCAGAGGGATACCCAACAGGAAAGCTAAAACAAATGAGAATGTTTTTTATTGAAAGAACATTAAAACGAACATCTCAGCAAACTGAAAAAGAATTGCATAACGCACTAAGTAGACAAATAAATAGAGTCTGCAAAGATTTAACAAAAGATAAAATAATTATAGGATAATGTCGCAACAAAAGAACGTACAAATATTTGAGATAAAGGTAACAGGAGCTAAGGACCTTAGAAAGCTAGAACAACAATTAGATAGAGTTGCTAAGAAAAAAGCAAAAATGGGTAGTGCATCTGCCTCTGCAGACAAGGATATAAGTCGGATGAATACTAGGACTAAATCTCTTGGTCGTTCAATGGGTAAGACATTAGGTGCAATAGGTGCTGTTGCTATAGCTGTAAGAACTTTATCTAAAATGGTAACTGATGGAATAAACACCTTTAGGGGATTTGAGTTTGCAATGGCTAAGGTTAGAGCTATTTCAGGTGCTACTGATAAACAGTTTAGAAAATTAGAAAACTCAGCTTTACGTCTTGGTAAATCAACATTCTTCACTGCTTCTCAAGTTGCAGAGCTTCAGCTAAATTTATCTAAGCTAGGATTTAATACTAACGAAATAATTCAATCACAAGAATCTATACTTTTGTTATCCCAAGCAATGGGTGAAGATTTGGGTAGAACAGCTACTGTAGTTGCTTCTACTATTCGTGGTTTTGGTGAAGATACATTACAAACAGCTCGATTTGCAGATGTTTTAGCTAAAGCATTTTCTAACTCTGCTTTAGATCTTGAGAAATTCCAAACATCTATGTCTAAGGTTTCTTCTATTGCTGCAATGGCAGGATTCTCTTTAGAGGATACTACAGCATTATTAGGAACTCTTACTGATAGAGGTATTGAAGCATCTATTGCAGGTACATCCCTTCGTAATATATTATTACACCTACAAGATCCTACATCTGATTTGTCAGAAAGGTTAGGAAGGACAGTTCATTCAGGAGAAGACCTTATTGTTGCATTACAAGAATTAAAAAGTTCAGGTATTGATGTAGCAGGTGTTATGGGTATTGTTCAAAGAAGACAGGTGATGGCGATGAACTCTTTCATTGACAGTGCTGACACTTTAGGAGATTTTATATCTATGTTAGAAGATTCAAAAGGAGCTGTTGAAGATATGTCTAAAATTATGGAAAATACCCTCGAGGGTGCTTTAAAACAAAATAAATCAGCTTGGGAGGGTTTGAACCAACAGATACTTAAGGGTAATGGATTACTAGCTAAAGCTACTAGACTTTGGACAAGTTGGCTAACAGCCACTACTGAGGGGATGAAAGATGCATCTCAATTAGCAGATGATGTAGTTGCAAATGTAACAAAAACATCAACAGATATAGCTAGAGAGTCAAGAGGTGAACTTTCTATTATAATGTCAGAACAATTAGACTCTATGAAAGCTGACTTACCTGCTTTACAGAAAAACTTAAATGAAAGAAAAGAAATATTTGAAAATGCACAAAAACATAGTAAAGATTCACGTGCTAAATTTGCACAAGAACAAATGGAAGAAGCAAAAAAAGCATTGGATACTCAAAAGTTAGCTGTAGATAGGTTTGAACAAGATATGTTTGACCAAATTGAAGCAGAAGGTAAAGCTATAACAGAATCTAGTAGAAATTTTAAACTAAAACAACAACAAAACAAAATAGAGCTTCAAGAAAATACAGACTTAATAAAATTAAAAGAAAAAGAGATAGAGAGAGTTAAGCAGTGGGATGGAAGCACAAAAGCTGCTTTAGCAACAAGACATAAAGAGTTAAATAGACTAAAAGAACAGTTAAAGATTTTAAGAGAAACAGGAATAGAGAAGGAAAGACAATTAACTATGGGAGGCATCGGCACTGATGAGATGATGACATCTAATATGATGAATCTTGAGAGGGAACAGGCAGATGCTAGAGCAGGATACCTATCTGCATACCTACAAGGTGTTATGACTAAAGAGCAACTAGATGCTCAACTTCATCAGCTAGAATTGGATAGGCTTCGTGAAATAAAAAATATGAGACAAGACTTAGGTCTATCTACACAAGAGCAGGAGTTGGCAATACTTGATTTACAAGTTAAAAAACAAGATTCATTAAAGAAAACTGCAGACGAGGATACAATAGCTACTCAGAAGATGATGCAAAATGCTATTATGAATTCTGAAAATGCTAATCAGGCTTTCCAGAAAATAATAACAACAAAGATTAATGAGATTCTGTTAGATGCTATGGCTTCTTTATGGTCAGACAAATCAGTACCATTCTTTGCTAAAGTAGGTTTAGCGATTGGTATGAAGACTTTAGTATCTCCGTTAATATCTAAACTTATAGGAGGTCAGGAATTTGCAGAAGGTGGTCTTACAAGAGGTGGTATGTTTCAAGGAGCATCACACGCTAACGGAGGAGTTAAGTTTGCTGTAGGTGGAAGAATACACGAAGCTGAAGGTGGTGAAGCGATTATCAATAAAAGATCTACAGCTATGTTTAAACCTATGTTATCTGCTATGAACTCATTCAATGGTTATGGAAAAAAGTTTGCAGATGGTGGTATTACAACTGGTATTTCTAATAAATTTGCATTAGGAGGAATGACAGCTTCAAGTTTAGGTGACATTGCACAGGGTGGGGGATTAAACTCAACTGTTATGGTAGTGGAAAGCGATATATCAAAAACACAAAATAGAGTGTCTGCTATAGAATCACAAGCATCATTTTAATGGCTAATGAAATAGATCTTATATTTAATTTCCTAAATCTAGCTGAAAAAGAGATAGAAAGAAGATTTACTAAAGATGCAACAGTAAAGAATGTACTTTATCATTTTGTTGAAAGAGGTATTATAGAACCTAAAAGGTTAAGAAACTATGTTATTATTTCTGATTTTGACAAGATACTGAAAGAAAATAATGGTCATTGTACACATACATTTATGGATTTATCTATAAAATATAACTTATCAGAAAGGCAAATTCAATCCATTGTTTATAAGCAACGATATAAAAATAAGAAAATCAGTAACATAAAGTAATTATTTCCAAATGTTTCGATAAAATTTGGTAATTATTTAACTTATTTTGCATTATGAAAAATAGTTGGTACACTTTTAAAAATTCAAGTAACGGGCAACCAGCCGAAGTCCTTATCTACGAACAAATCGGAGATTGGGGTGTTACTGCACAAAACTTTATCAAAGATGTTCAATCAGTTGGCAAATCTGATCTCACTGTTCGCATCAATTCTGTTGGTGGTTCTGTATTTGATGGTCTTGCTATTTATAATATTTTACGTTCTCATAAAGGAAATGTTAATGTCAAAATTGAAGGTTTAGCAGCTTCTATAGCATCTATTATTGCTTTAGGAGGTGATAACATTGAAATGGCAGAAAACGGATTCTTTATGATTCATAATCCTTTTGGCAATTCATTCGGAGATGCTGAAGAGATGCGTAAAACTGCTGATTTACTCGATAAGATAAAAAAAGAACTTGTATCTGTCTATGTTAAACAGTCTTCTTTAACGGAGTCTGAAATACAGGATATGATGGATGAAGAGACTTGGCTAACAAGCCAAGAAGCACTTGAGATGGGATTTGTTGATACAATAACAGAACCTATTAAGATTGCTGCAAGTTTCGATCTTTCTAGATTCAATAATGTTGACTCAAAAGAAGTGAAGAACAAACTAGAATTATTAACTAATAATAAGTCGAATAAAATGACTGAAGAATTAAAAACTTGGTTCAACGGTGTTAAAGAAGAAATCATTAACGCTGTTAAGGGTGAAGTCGTGGCTGAAACCCCTGCTAATGAAGAAGTTTCTGTTGTTCTTTCTGATAATGAGGAGATTGTAAATAAACTTACAGACTTGTCTAACGAGAAAGAAGAGCTTACAGGAATCGTTGCTGAAAAAGAAAGCATTATCGCTGACTTTGAAAACAAGGTATCTGAAATGGAAGCTGAATTAGCGAAATATAACGCTACAGAAACTAAAGTAGAGGCAGATAATGACCCTGCAATTAACGAAGCTGATGTTGTAGTTAATGAGTGGGATGCTTTTGCAAAATCATTATTAAAATAAAAAATTAAAAAATTATGGCAACTTATACAAGTGCAAGTTTACCTACGGTAAACAAATATGACGTAAACAAGTATGTTCTTGAGCCTTTATTTATGGGACAAGAGTATATGAATTTTATGGACGTTCTGCCTAATGTGTCAGGAACTATTGTTATTGACAAATTTAAGGCAATCGGTGGAATTACTAACGCTTTCGCTACAGGTGCTTTCTCTGGAGAGTCTGGAGAGATTGGTGAAACTGTAACAATTACTCCTGTTCGTAGAGAGGCAGAAATTGCTTTCGGAGGAAACTCTTTATACAACAAAATAAAAGGTCAACTTATGAAAGGTGGACACGACTTTGACAATGTTGAAGGAACACTAGTTAAAAACATCTTATTAGAGATGATTGGAGCAGGTGTAAAGTCTGACTTTAACAAGCACCTTTGGTTATCTAGTGCTGCTTCAGGTACAGGTGGATTTGACCAATTTGATGGTTTGTTTGATGCAGCTTTCGCTGTTACTGCAAACAAATTAAATCGTGGAACTTTAGCTACTGAACAACCAACTGATGCAGCTTTAGTTGCAGGTCGTGGTTTAGATATTCTTAAAGGTCTTTATGATATCGCTTCTCCTGAATTATTAGAAGCAGGTAATCACGTATACTTTGTGTCAGGAGATGTTGCTGACGATTATATGGCTACAAATTTAGAATCTTCTAACTTTGCTGCTGCAGGATATGGAGCTATGGTAAATGGTGTTCCAAACCTTACTTACAGAGGTATTCCTATCATTGTTCGTAGAGACTGGGATGTGGCTATCGCTGCTAATGTTGCTAACATTAACGGTGCTTCAAATGCTGCTGAAACTCACAGAGCAATGTTAACTACAAAAGATGCTTTTGTTGTTGCAACTGACTTTGACCAAAACTCTGTAGAGCAATGGTACTCTAACGATAACAAAGAATATCGTTTTAGAGTTGCTTATTCTATCGGATGTGCTTTGAAAGATGCTAAATTAGCAGCTTACTACACTCCTGATAATATGGCATAATTTAATTTAGGGGGATGAAATACTCCCCCTAATATTTTTTAACGATATAAAATAATAATAAAATGGCAATAGAATCAGGCTTAACAATAACAGCAGCAGACATCGAAAGAAGAGGTGGTTTGCAGTTTGTATCGGTAGCTTCATCTACTCGTGTAACAGCAGCAACTGCTGACGATTCAGATGACCACGCATACAGTGCTATAACATTGGCTGATGGCGATAACTCTGCAGGTGCTAATACAATGTGGATTTATGAACTTAAAAACGGTTCAGGATCTTTATCTGTAACAGGTACTAAAGAGAATGGGACTATGATGTTTGAGCAAACTATATCTTTTTATGTACCTAATATCTCTTCTGCTCACTTGAGACAGTTAGAGAACTTGCAACACGAACCTTTAGTTTGTGTAGTTCAAGATTTTAACGGTGCAGATTATGTAGTTGGCTTATCAGAGACCTACAAGAACGAGGATGTTTACGCTAGAAACCAAACATATGCAACAATGACAGGATTAGAAGTTTCTACAGGAGCTGCTCTAGGTGATGAAACAGGATGTACAGTAACAATTACTTGTATGGCTGGAGAATTACCAAGATCATTTTCTGGTACTTCTACAATGGATACTGCTGCAGGAAAGAACGTACTTTCTTAATATTAATTAAAATAAGTGATAGGGGTTTCGTACCCCTTGATCTTTTTTTTTATATATTTACATATGGCTTACAAGAAAAAACTAAGCGGAGGAACAAGTAAATTCCACAAACACGGAATAAAAGTTTCTTGGTCAAATGATATATCTCAAGAGCAACTTGAGGTAATTTATAATTTAGGGTACACACAATTCGTAGAAAAAGATGGAGAAGCAAAACCGAAGAAAAAAGCAAAGTCAAAAGCTACAAAGTCAAGTAAAGACACTGACAACAAAGAATAATCAAAAGGTTCAATACGCTTTTGTTAATTTAGGTACTCCTTCTATAGGATCAGAGGTTAAAGATTTAGATAGACTACGTGAGGACTACATTCCTTTTGGTAAGGATAATTTATTCCCTCAATATCTTGCTGAATTAAAAAGACAATCATCTACACATAGATCTGTATTAGCACAAAAAACCACATTCACTACAGGTGCAGGTTTCAAAACATCTAATGAAGCTTTAAAAGAATACATCCAAGACGTAAATGCTAATGGTGAATCTTTAAAGGACTGTTTTAAAAAATTAGCTGACGATTACTACACTTACGGTAATGCCTTTTTAGAGGGTGTTGTTTATGAAGGTGGTATTAATTTTTACCATAAAGACGCATCAACAGCTAGATTGTCAAAAAACAAAAAGTTAGTATTTTTTCACCCAAACTGGGAAGAAGCTAAAAAATATCCTGAAAAATTACAAAAAATACCTATATATCCTAAAATAGCAAGTAGTAGATTTATTATACACTATAAAGATTACGAAAGCACATTTAGTTTTTATGGTTTACCTGATTATATTGCAGCATTAGAGCATATTGCAATAGATTTTGAAATAGGTAAATACAACCACACTAGCTTTAAGAACGGATTTTCTCCTTCAGCTATCGTTACTGTAAACGGTGACTTTGGTGAAAAAGAAGCAGAACAATTTGTTGAAACTGCCAAAGAAACATTAACAGGTAGTGGAAACAACTCTAAGATTCTTTTCTTAGTTAAGAACGGAGATGACTCTAGTTCTACAGATGTACAGATATTAAATAATAAGGAGGAT